GCTTCCCTGCGCCTTGTGACAAGTGATCGCGTAGCCCCAGCTGCTCTCGATGAGACCACGGCGCGTTGCCCATTCATGGCGGTTGCGGTTTGGGTCGAAGACGACGTGGTCATCGTATTCACCGCGCCAAAAATCCTGCTCACCGGCAATTGCAACGCCGTCTTCGGTCTGGATCACGGCGCGAAATGCACGCGGATTATGTGGATGTGGTCGCACTGCGCTGAGCGTCAGGAACATGCTGTTGATCAGACCCAGATCGTGGCGATTGCGCAGGCAGATGATCTTTTCGCCGGCACCTGCAGGATAATCGGCGGAAAAGCCGGCAGCAGATTTCATGGCTGTGTTGAGCCTGCGCCGCGTTGCATTCTTGCCGCAGATCACCTGACCACCGCGCAGCAGCTGCGCCGGTGCTACGTCATGGCGCGACATTTTCCAGACATCGTCATCGAAGGCGCCAAAGGGAATGGGCTCACCACGGCGTGCCATAGTTGCCAGCCTCAGAATGGGGCTATCCGCGGCCTGGCGGTGAATTTCCGTCAGCATCACATCTGGCTCACCTTTGACGAAGAACCCCTCACCGTTGACAGGGGGCAATTGCCCTGGATCCCCCAGCACGAGGATCGGCTTGCCAAAGGCCAGAAGGTCTTCGGCCATCTGAATGCCCACCATCGACACTTCGTCCAGGACAAGAAGATCAGCATCGCGCAGGTCAGATTGCGGGTTCAGCACGAATTGCGGCTCGTGAATGTGGTCAAGCCGGAGTTTCAACTGCGCAATCTGCGCTTGGGCAAAGGCCCGCTCGCTCAGCCCCATCCGGGTCAGGTCACGTTCAAGCGCTGCCAGTTCCTCGGTCACCCGTGCAATCTCTTCGGGCGATGCATCGGAATTGCGATAAATCAGGCTGTGAATGGTCTGCGCATATGTGCCATTGCGCGTCATGACCAAAACTGCCTTGCCGGTGAAGGCGGCAAAGAGCACGCCACCCAGACCGCCCGGCGTCATGGGCTCAAGGCCGAGGGCCTGCATGGCCAAGTTCGTGATTGTGGTTTTTCCCGTACCTGCGTACCCGAAAACGCGCAGGATCTGCTGCTGGTGTCGGCGGTTCAGATACCAGTCCCTGATGACCGCGATAGCCTTCGATTGCGCCTCTGAGATAATAATGCTCATCACCGCACCTCCGACCAGCAGCGCGCTGCGAAGGGGCAGAACCGGCAAAGGAAGAAATCGGCGTGGGCAGCTATGCGCGGCAGCAGATCGCCGGTATCCGCGGCGCGCAACACGTCGACCGCCTTATCCGACAGCGCCTGCGCGGCGCTTGCGTCAAACGGCACGTGCTCGTGGTAAAGCTCGCAGGTGTCCTTGTTCAGTGCGGTGAACAGCGCGGCCTCAAGCTCCATATAGGCCATGTAGATCTGCAACTGGCCGTAATAGACCGGCTTGGATACCTGCACACCCTTCTTGACCGTGTCATTCCAGCTCGACGCCTTCAGCGCCTTGTGCTCCCAAAGCACCGGCCATGGAATTTCAAGATTGGGGCCGCCAACGATGACGCCATCGACATGACCACGGATGCGGCCACCTGCGGTCTCGAAGCCGAACTGCCCGCCATCGCGCTTTTCAGTACGCAGATCAAACCCCGCCGCACGCAGCCAGCGGATGGCCAGATCCTCAAAGACATGGCCCGCCTCGAAGATGCGCAGGATGCGGCCTTCAAACTCTTTCCCCGGATCCACCGGCGTCTTGGTGAATTCATAGACGAGCCGGCGCGCACAGGCTTCGCCAATGCGGCTGGCTCCAAGATAGTCGCGCGGGCGTTGGCTATCACGCTCCGTAACAAGGGCCTTATCGATATAGGCATTGATCCGCGCCCCGAGGGGCTGCGGGTCCATAGCCGCACGTCCGTAGACAAACCCAGAATTATGGTTGAGGTCGAGCATGGCGTTCTCCGATCAAAAAGGGACTGCGCCGGCATCAGACTGGCGGCGCATCGAGGCCTGAAAGCCCTCGACGCAGGCCTCGATCAGGCAGTCGATGTCCTCAGCCGAGCGATCGAAGAAAGCCTCCATCAGCCCCATCTCTGTCAGCGCCTCCGCGAATTCTCGGCGCGCCTCAAAGATCGCGCGGGTTTCCATGTCAGTCTTGTCGATCATTCCGTGGTTCCTTTTTGCGTTGACCGAGCCCGCCGTGAGGCAGGCCATCGAGCAGAAGCGGTGATAGGGATGGCGATCCCATCGCAGCAAGTGACAGTAGCCGAAGCCGCTGGCTTCCCTGCCGCAGAGCGCGCAGGGAACACGGCGGGCGAGGTCGGCGCGGCTCACCCCATGAGCAGGTCGTCCAGCTTTTCCCGTTCCGCTGGATCGGGTCCTTGAGTCCGCCGCTGCGAGGCCAGGCCGATGAAGCGGCTGATCGCGTTTGACGCCATGCATTCGAGATCCTTTCGCGTGAGGGTGGCGATGGGGCGGTCAAGCCGCCCCCGCGCTTCCAGCCAACGCCCCATTGCGACGGCCGCTTGCCTTGTGACATGCGCCTGCCATTCATCCGGGCTCATGGGTTCAGCCATGCCGGGCCACCGGCTGGGTTGGTGGCTGCGGGGGCTGGCGTTGTCTGTGCAGCGGGTTGGGTTGCGGGTGCCGACCATGCTGGCGTCGCGGGCGTACTGGCGGGCAGCGATTGCCCCCAGGCAGGTGCCGCTGACGCTGGCGCAACTGCTGCCGGGCGTGGACGGTTCGAGGGCTGCGCCGGGACCACCTCGCCTGCCATGACCTTTTGCCATTCAGGCGCGGTGGGCAGGACCACATGGTCGAGCTTGTTGGCGTCCTTGTAGGCCGGGTTACGGTTTGGCTCGATTTGGATCTTGGCCACAAACGTGATGCCATCAAGATCAGCGAGGCCGCGCAACATGCGCTTGGCTTTCGCCGCCTCGCTCATATCCTCGGGGTTCAGCCCCAGCGCGCTGTCGATCATCGCCCGAAACTGGCTTTTGGAGATTTTCCAGCCGATTGATTGGCCTTGCTCGTCGAGCTTGCCACCTTGGACCGTGAAGTTCTGCCAAAACTTGCGCTGTGCAAACGGGCCCTCAGCCACGGTGAACTCGGCATCCACCATCCGCACGTCACTGCCGGGCTGGTTCGAGGGTTTCAGCAGCCCGCGATCCACCTCGCTCATCCCGTCCGTGCCGCCCTTGCGGATGGACATGGTCACCTTGGCGAAGGTGCCATCGGGGATCAGGTCGCCGGATTGCTGCGGTGCGACGTCATTCATGTCAAAAGTCATGGGGATTATCCTTTCTGGGTTTGGTTGATCTTGGTGAGAAGCGCGCCGAGATCGGCGGGCTCTGTCAGGTCGAGGCGACCCGAGCGGTCCTTGGCAGGCAGGCCCCAGGGATTGCCGGAACGACACACGAGGCGGCGGACCTCTCCTTTTTCGGGGTCATGGCGCCACGTAATGGCGCCGTCCGGGCCGGTTTCCGGGCTGAAGAGGCCGAGCGTCATCACCTGGTCAACGATGCCGGGCAGTTCTCGTGCTATCTTGCCGCCTTCCATCTGCGGCTGGAACGTCACCCGGTTCATGTCGTCGACGACCTTCTCTAGGATGCCGACAAAGATGACCGTTTTCCCCGGCGCGTGCTGCAGGTGCTTCAGCAGCCCGATGACCTCGCGCGCCAACAAGCCATAAGCGCCGCGCGTATCGGGTTTGCCGGTCCGTTCCGATAGCGCCTCGGGTCGGGTCTTGGCCCAGGCCATGGCCTGCCGCGTCAGATCGGTGATACTGTCGACAAACACGATGCTCTTTGCATCGAGCCGTGCGGCCAACTCGGGATGCTGCCCGCGCAAATGGTTGTAATGGGCCTCTGAGAAGTGCTCATCAGGCTGCGCGGCAGGATTGGCACCGCCAATCAGGCAGGCAATATCCACGGCATCAGAGAAGCGGCGGATCGGCAGGCTGTCGCCGCGCCAGTCCTGAACGGATTTGAGACCCGCTTCAAAGTCGATGCAGACGGTCCTGTCCTCGGGCATAGTGATCAGCAATGTTGTTTTACCGCCACCGCTTTGCCCGAAGATCGCAAGAGTCGTTTTGCCCTGGGCCTCGGCGAGACGTTGATCGGCGGAGAGAATGCGGAGGCTCATGACAGCACCTCGCCGCCCGGATTGGGCAAACCGTTCTGGGTCAGGATGGCAGTGAGGCAGTCGCCAAAGCGCCAGGTCGGGTTATCCACCCAAAACTGATCAGCCTGACGCAGAGCCTCGCGCCATTCTCGCAAAGCCGCACTGTCATTGGCAATTTGCAGGTAACGGATCTCGATGGCCTGGGCAAATTCGGTGCGCGTCAATTGGCGGGTCGACACCAGCGTCGTACCTTCAAGATCCATGGCAACGGCCGCTGGCAATGAAAACGGCAGTTCCGCCTGATCCGGCGCAGCGGCTTGCTCTGCTTTGAGCTTCAGGCGGCGTGCCCTTGTGTCGATACGGGTGACAACACCATCGATCCCGGCAAGATACTGCCCGTCCGCATCGATATCATCCCAACGCTTGACAGCAGCCTGGCGCTTATTGACCGCATGGCCAGCCATCACGTCACCGATAATCTCGGCGACAACATCATTCAGTCGCATATGTCCCATTTTGGACCTCCTGTTCGTAAAGGGTGCTGAAGTCATTGAGCCAAGCCGCCGCGCGCCGGATCGGCGCGGTGTCAACGGCATGACGAGAAGCGGGCGGTACGCGGCGTACTGCCTCCGCAGGGTTCGGTTGTTCATCGATGCGCTCGATGATCTCTTCGATCCGACCGCAGATCGCGCGATCCTCTTGCGTTCCGAACACCGCGATCTGGCGCGCCCGTTCCTCCAGCGTCAGCGGCAGCGGGCGATCCTCTTCGAGGCGCTGGACGCTTTCCTGGATGCGCTGGAGCCGATCGAGCGAGCGTTGCAGTCGGTCCTCTGCCGCGCGGCGGACCGCAGAGCGCGTCGGTTCTTCCCCACGCTCGAGTTTTTCATCAAGGGTGCGGCGCACAATGCCGGGATCGGCAACCTCGGCATCGCGAAGCTGGCGGGCCTCATGGATCTGATCGCGACGCAGACCAAGATCGGCCGCCGTTGCAGGACGAACATCGTTGGCACCTCCAACGATGTCGGTGCGCACTGAACCGGTTGCCACCTCTCCGCGCGCTTGTGCGGCATCGTATTCATCAACCAGACGGCGCTTGGCAGCAGCCTCAATTTCGAGCGCATCAGCCTGCACGCGATGTGCCGCTGCGATAAGATCGTCATGCGCGGCTTTAGCCCTGCCTAACCGGGCTGCGCGTTTCGCGGTGTCATAAACAAAACTGGCGGCCTCGCGGGCCTCGAGCACTTCCGCTGCGGTCTTGGCTCCTGCCAGCATCGTCGCTGCGCGATCAATCAGTTCTGGGAGACCCACGATCGTCTGTGGAATGGGGCTGAGCGCTGTCATTGCGCATCCCCATTTGGCTCGAGCGTGACCTTCAGGGCGCCGGTGCGCACTGTGCGTGCAGGCTCAAAGCCCTCGCGGATTGCGTCAGGCCAAGCCGTGTATTTCCGCTCCGGCACCTTTATGGTGATGTCGACATACTGGGCGGGATTGTCCCCGGCGGCGCGGATCCGCGCGACCATGGCTGCAAGCGTCTCCTGATCCCAGTCAACGCGTTTGGGCAGATCCGCCACGACGGTGAAATCGCCATCCGCGAGGCGAACGGTGCCGGTATCCTTGCCGCAGGCACGGCGCGCCTCAGCCGCCCGGGTGGCGTAGCGCACTTCAAGTGCAGTGCTGAAACGCGCGGTAGCGGATTTCAGCTGCTTGGCGGCATTGGCCAGTTCGGCCTGCAGGCTGGCGAGCAGTTCCACCGGCATCTGCGCCAGATCGCCGGTCGGCATGTTGAGCATGTCATTCACGCTCG